CACAATGATAAACTAGTTAAACCAGTATTACTCTTCAAGGATGCAATATCACCAGTAATGTTTCCGCTCAATTTGATAAGTTGTAATTTTTCAGATTTAATTAAAACTGAAATGTCAAAATGAGCATCCTTTATAAAATTCGCATGAAATTGAGTACAATTCAATAAAAAGTCTAATTGCTTAGTATCTAAAACATCTTTTTTAATCAAAACCCCTGATGCTTTATACTTGTCATACAGATGAATGTTATAAGTACCTTTTTCTATAGACTTTAAATCTGTCCATTTATTTATAGACCTTTTAACATTAGCCTCAACTCTTTCTTCTCCCAACATGTGTGCGTGGTCACAGGAGTATTCTCCTGCTAATATAAGTTGTGCGAATAATGCATTTTCCTCATCATTAAGTACTGAAACGACTGTCTCTCCTACATGGAGTAAATTGTCATTAGTTACAACACCATTTAATTTTGTTACTAAACATTTTCCCATATTAATATAAGATTTAATTAAACTTTAAAATATTCTTTATCTAACCAATCAAATCGCTTATTCAATACATTTATCAAAGTCTCCATATAGGAAACATTTCCTGCATCCCATTTTTTCTTTTCCTCATCAATGTCTTCTTGTGGAATTGCAGATAAAATCTCTTGATATATAGTATTGATATAATCAATATTCAACACAGTACCTCTTAGATAGGCATATCTGTTTGATATTTCATCCTTATATAAAGTTCTGAAATTTTCCCATAAACTCATATCAGCAGCAAAAGATTTTGTCATAATGTCAAGATTTGAACTTGTTGAATCAAAACTCCAAGACAAGTCCAAGTCATAAAAGAATGGATAGAATATCTTTTTATCACTGCCTGTGTACAGTATCATATTTCTGCAAGTGTTGTCTCTCATCAAGAATACTTGTAAGTTGATAAAATAATCTATCCAATCTATTACTGACATTCTTTGTGGTACATTCTCCTTGGTGAAGTTTTCTGAATTGATAAATGAGAAGAAATCAGTCAATGCCTGCTTGTTTGATTCTGTCAATTCATCATTCATTTCGTCTTCCCAATCTCCTGGCTTTGCAGCAGTCCAGTTGTTAGGGTCATTTGCATTACCTCTTGTTCCACTAACAATCATACCACTAGCATCTCCATCAAGAAGATAGTTCTTTTCATCCTTTTTTAAGCCGAAAATATCAAGACCATAAAACTTATCACCAATATTCACTCTTATAGGGAATCCCTTAATCATGCCAGTTGCTCCACTATAAGGTTCTTTCTCACTATTCCAAGGATAATTATGATAATTCTCCCGATGTTCCCAAATATCCATCAAGATTCTATTCATAATAAATTCCTTTACTCTAGACTGGTCTGTATAGTTTGCTTTCAAATTGTAGCCGCTAGAACGTACCATTTCACCAATCTTTATCTTATCTTTCTTAGAAAAACTTGAATCTTTGTAGAAAGTAAATCTAAAGTTTCGCTTTCTTTTATAGAGAGTTGAAGAACCTTGATACTTTACACCAATATAAAAAGTCCCTTTTAGATAATGACCGAAGTCAATATCTACCACACACTGATGTTCAGTTTTCTTATCTACTGACCATGCACCTATTGTAGGAGTATCTGTTATCTTGGTAACTTTTATACTTGTTTCATTAACACTATATGTTCCATCAAGTTCATTCTTAGTCAAAGAACTTGTTACATAAGGAACATTATTCACGTATGTAACTTTTGATGGAACATAAAAGTTTAGACCAACACTATTATCCAATTTAGAATAAACTCCATTTCCTTCATCTTTCAATGTTGACTTAACAAAAAACTGCAAAACCGTCAGACCTTTTTTAGCATTTTCTTGTGTATCTTCATTAATAACAATAGGATAGATGCCAGACTTGTCTGTATAACCATCGTTGGCAGTAAGGTAAAATGTTTCCTGCTTAATGTTAACCGTACCATAGCTTGGCAAATGCCATTTCCTAACATTTACAACTTTAGGCTGTGAGTTTATGAAATCTAACACATCTTTCTGTGCGTTACTTCCCAAATTTAAATTATCAACATACAGATTGCCGACTTTTATTTTGTGCTCATGACGAGTACCTTCAGAATCCCTATAGCCAAATACCTTGCCATCAGCATCTATAGTAATTTCGGTTCTTCCCTCTAGGTCTTCAATATGCTCAAACTCTTCTGGGATAGTCTCTGACTTAGCATTGTGGATATAATGACTACCATCATTGTTAGTAGCAGAAAGAACCTTTCCATCTGCATCTTTCTCTACTGCAAGATATTCTGGATTCTCCTGCAAAGAGAATACATCGAGAAGTTCTTTGAGATTGGTGTCTATTGTACCTACCTTCTCCCGCAATGATGCAAGGTCTGCTTGAAGCTGAGAGATAACTTGCTTCAAGGCATTGACTGCATGGATTTCTCCAATTATTTCTCCGTCTCTTCTGATACCAAGAAGTACCTTATCATCTGCATCAAGCCAAGCAGCAAAGTATTCCTTATTCTGAATGACGTGATACATTTCATTAAGAGGATAATAAGGCTCGCCAGTTGCTCTGTAGAAGCCAAACAAAACTCTATCTTCTGAATCAACTACAGCCAAAAGGAACTCTTCGTTCTCAATAACACGGAACGGAGTATCTTGTACATTACCTTCCTCATCCTTGATAACTGTCTTGTCAAGGTTCTTGGCTACATTGTCAAGATTAGCAAGTATATCTGTCAAAGACTGAGTGTTCTCAATGTTGGCAAAGAAGGTCTTCAACTCATTCATGGTGTCAATGACATTGGTTGTGTCCTCATCACCCATGATGGTTGCTACTTTCTCTGCAAGATGAGTTACTTGTGACTGCAATCTGTCCTCTACTGCACTTGTCTTACCAAATTTCGGAGTACCATCCCACTCAATACCAAAGAGGAGTCTATCCTCTGCATCTACCTTGGCAAAGATAAATTCCTCGTTCTGAATGTAACGGAAGGGAGTGTCAAATACAATGCCTTCTTCATCTTTAATGGTTGTCTTGTCCAAGATACCTTTGAGAGTATTAATGGATTCTAACAAGTCTGTCTTATCCTGCTGGCACTGATTGATAATCTCCTGAAACTTTGCTTTTATTGGTGCAGGAATACCTTTGCCCCAATCTACCTCACCATCTAAATTGATGGTAAACAATAGATGGTCATTTGCATCTACAATTACCTTGATGAACTCTGGAGACTCAATCTCTCTGAATGGAAGAGCAAACTGAGAGACTACCTTATCCTCTGAATCACCGAACTCTTGGGCAATATTCTCCTTATCGAACTTTTTTTCTGCTAAGTCGCTGAGTTTATCACTAACAGCCTTCTGACTTACAACCTTATTTGTGCTCACGCCCAACTCCTGAGCCACTTCCAGCAAGGTTGTGTTTACCCAGCTGCTGCCATTCTCAGAATAGAGTACATTGATGCCCTGAGGAACTACGAGACCACCAAAGTTCTTATAAGTACCAGCTACGGTCGCAAAATAATACATTTTGGCACCAATAACCTTTGTAGGCACAGTGTCAAGACTAGCCACGCCCATATACGTAGCACCTCTTACGAGCTTAAACTTTTCTATGATATTTGTTATCAACTCGTCCCAATAGCTATCCCTCTCGGCATTTACACACCAAGTTCCTCTGTCTGCATTCCAGTAATGAGCCCAACCATCTATCACCACAAAGTCACCGGCCACACCACCAGTAGGAAACTTTCGGTTCACCTCATAGATGCTGCCATATTCTCCCTTGTAATGAGGATCTTCTTTATTAATATCGTTAGCCATAAAATATTATATTTGAGATAATTGGTTATACTTTTCTGCCAAATCGCTTTCCTTCTTACTTACCAGGAAGATGCTGATGGCACGATAGATAAGATATTTCTTGCATTCATCTGTAAGGGAAAGGATAATCTTCTGGTCGGTATGCCCAGTATCAGTAGAAAACACATCCTCTAACTTTTGATAAGGGATATACGTGAACAGTTCAACCTCATGATCATATACAGCTCCAACAGGTGCATGGTTAGCATCATACCTTCCGGCAGTCCAGTACATCAGCACTCGCTTTCCTGTAGTTGGCGATGTGGTAATCATGCCCTTTGGTTTTTGCGGTGTTCCCCTGGTCCACCGGGAGGCTTGCATCTGAGCCTCCTTGCTGCCTGGTTCCATCAGCATCGTCAGCGTGCTTTGCCAACTTTTTAGTTTCAGTTCTACCAGTCTCAGCCAATCGTCAGGAATTGTCAGGCATCCATGACCATCTGTAAACTGTGTTTGGATGGCATCATAATCTTGATTGCCACTATCATTCAGCGAAACTTCCACCCTTTTGGGGAGAATCATTTGCGCTGGTGCTTGCAGCAGAATCTGTTGTGCTGCCATTTCCAGGGCTTGCTTCATTTCCGTGTCCGAATCATCCGTAATGATGTCATTCACCTCATCATGGATCACTTCGTCCATAGCTATGCGCATTTCCTTCACAAGGTCACTCATAAGAACTTCCATAAGCAAGAAACCTATTAACTAAAAATTATAAACTAAAACTCAATCACCACACCCAGCTCTTTAGCCTTCTCCTTCACACTCTCAGGTGATTTCAGTTTCCTTACATCCACCTTATAGGTCTTCTGGAGATAGTTCTTGGCCTTGGTGATATTCTCGAAATGAAGGGCATTCTCGTCCTTCACCTGCTCTTCTTTTTGATGTTGAATCTGCTCCTCTTCCGGCTGGCTCTCATCAATGATACGGCCTGCCTTCGTAAGAGGATGTTTCCTGATGCATTCTGCCACCTGCTTGTTATCCGTAATGTACGAATAGGCATCGTTGCCGCACCGCTCAAACTCAATGTTCTTGATCAGGCCGCTCGGCAGAGTCACGACAAAAATGAGCATGCTCTTAGCTACAAATCTATACATATCTATTTGTGTTTATGGTGAGAAGGGATAGTGAGACTGCATTAGCCTCAACTATCCCCAAGATTGATATATGTAGAAAACTATCAGTTTCCTATACGATGATTACGCTGCCTCCAAAATCTGCTCATCTGTCACGCCATCACCAGTGAAGACTGGTCGGGCTACACGAGCATGAGCATCAGGGAAGGTCAGTACCCAGCAGCTATACTCCTCCATCACAACACCTGCAGTGTTACGAATCAAGAGATCCTTAGCGTTAAACTCATTTCTGGTCCATGTGCCGAATACATACTTATCCAGATAACGAGCATCCAGGCAGAAAGCTCTACCATCCATACCCCAGGTGTTAAAAGCATCGTGACGATAAATCAGAATCTTAGTACCCATACTCTCGAACTTCTCGAAGTCAAGTTTCCAACCCTGATAATCCTTTTCTGTCTGGGTAATGATACGTTTATTAGAACGAAGGTTAGCAAATGCCTGATAAATCAAGTTGTCAACGAAGAGAAGTTTCGTACGGCTGGAGTTACCTGCACCCTTCAACATAGCAGCAATAAACTGAGTCAATTCTTTCTCGCTGATTACATACTCGTATACCTGCTTCACAACCTCAGTTGTACCATCATCAGAGTTCGTAACCTTTACCTTCGTTGTTACAGGAACAAGATCGCCTTTATCGTTCCTTTGCATCTTTGGCTCCCAGTGACCTATCTGCAAATCCTTTCCAGCTTCCCAGAAGATGCCGCCCATAGTGTATACCATACCGACATCCTTTCCACCATTCGACTGAGAGCGATAGCCAAAGAGACCACTCAACTCCTGGCCCTGACGCATATCGTCCATCGCCATTTTCTCCTGTCTGGTGAAGTCCCACTGAACCTGGGTCTTCATCATACGGTCAATAAGAGATTCCTCTACCTGCATGATGAATCGCTGGCAATACTGGAAGCTCTTGTCAGGCATAGAATAGTAACTACCTGTTTCAACTTCCTTTTCTCCAGCGGCTCTACCAAGTCGCATTACTACTGTTCCAATGGCAATATCCTCAGGAATGTCTCTGTTACCACGTGATGCATTCTTTTTGCCATTCAGTGCATAACAGGTTGGATTACCATCGTTGTCAACAGACGTAACTCGCAACTGCAGAGGAATCATCTTGCTTCTGTCGGTACCATTATCATCAAAACCCAACATGTCGTTAACCATAATAATGTCACCAATACCAAACACAGTAGGATTTTCTACCTTAAATGTCACTGAGCCACCATTTGTAGTTTTAGCAAGTTTCTCAGTTAGTTTGGTTTTGATTGGTCGCTGACCGATGGAATAATACTCGATGCGGTTGCTGTCAACAGGAGTCATTCGTTTCGAAGCTCGAAGAATCTGATCGATAGGGCAACTCTCCAATTTCATTTCTACCACGGTCGGGTTAACATGTGCTACATAGTAGTCCCAATTTCCCATTTTTTCCTGCTGCTCCTGACTAGCAGCTGCCCATTTAGGACCAGTACCACCAACACCAGGACCATCTGTAGGACCAGTCGGGCCACCACCACCTTCACCAGTTGGAACAGCAGGAGGATTTTCTGCCATCGCATAAGAACTTCCACCACTAAGAATCATGACGAGCATCGCCATCATGAAACCAAACCATTTCTTAAACTGTTTCATAATCTATACATTTAAAATTATTAATTATAAATTTCTAATTCTACATCCCAATCATCTTACTATACACCTGCTCAGTACGACTCTTTTCCCTTGGAAGTGAAGGTGCACCACCGCCACCATCGATGTTGATGTTTTTCTTGCCGCCCTGCTTGCCATCATGCAGTTGTTTCTGCTGGTCAATCTTCTCGTTCTTACCACGCTTGTAGCCTCGCTCCTCGGCATCAGCCACAGCCTTGTCGAAGTCCTTAATTTGGAAGAGGCGCAAGAAGTCTTCCTTTTTCAAGTCATACCGAGCTGCACGCCATACGAAACCATCATCATCGTGATCCTCGCCATCATCGCTACGCTTGTAAATCCATTCTATCAAATCGGTAATCGCCTCAGGCTTCAATTTCGCTTCTTTAATAGCAGCGTCAAGTTCGGCATCTTCCAGCTTCATATTGGCAGCAAGTTGCTCATTGCCATTTGCAAGTTTCTCGCTGGCTTCAAGTTTTTCTTTCTCGCTAGCTTTCAAGCGTGCCTTAGCCTTCTCGTCACCATTGATGGCATCAATATAGTCCTGCCCCATTTCATCAATTATGAAATCAATAAAATTGAAGTCGCTGCCATCGGCATTTTTCTTGGTCACAAGACCTGTCACCAGACTTGGAGCATGAGGGTTGTCCTGCAACATTTTGTTGAAGTCATCCATTTTCTGCTTATTCTGGTCATACTGGTCGTAATCGGTCGAAAGTTGACCATAAACAGCCTCATCATCGTCCATATTCAAGTCCGGATAACGCTGAGCAAGACGCTCTCTGAAAGAATCTCGCTTTGACTTAACTTTCTGATTATCAATAGTTTCTTTTGCCATAAATATTCATTTTTAATATTTGTGTGCTAAATTAAGGAAAATTTCGCATAACCTTGTGTTAAGTTCTGCATCTTGATGAATTAATTTTGCGGGTATGAAACATCTAAATTCCATATCCGAAATTTACCTTAAAAGAGACCAAGAAATGTATCTGCTCTTTCGTAAGGCCAAGAGGATGGTAGAATATCCTACCACCATGGCTAAGATATGCGATTACATCGCCAAGATGCCTGCCTCTTGCTATTATCTTGCCGATAGCACAGCCTATCGGTATGTATGTAAACGCATCAAGGGGGATAAGCCTAAATTCGGCAAATACCAAGCCCAAAAAGAAAAACTCTTTGAAGATTTCTATCAGGATTTCTTGCGTCTCCGGCAAATGGATCAATACAAGGAATACAATACCAAAAATCTTGTGTATGTATGCCTGAATCTTCCTGCGCCCAATTTGGGTATGGCTCCACGCTACATCCAAATGAAAATAAACAATTATTTCCGCAATAAGAAAACATCATTCATAACTCGATAAATTACTTCCATTATGCGTACATTATATATTACACTTCTCATCATCCTCCTGATGGCTTTCATCATTCCGCTTCATGCCTCGCTGGCTGTGTCTCCATCATCGCCATTATACACCCATTTCGCCTATATGTTTGGTCATGCCAACTTTATACACTGGGGTATCAACGGCTGGTGCATATTGATGGTTCATCATCAGTTCCGCTTCCATCGCCTACTGGCTGCCTGGCTCTGCTCCGTGTTGTTGTCGTTCATATACTATCCGGCATTACCTGTATTGGGTGCATCCGTATTGATTTCTTTCTTCATGGGATTCTCTGCGCAATGGTATTATCGGTATCACCGCATCTACTTCTGGCAGATGATGCTCGGTATGGCTATAGGTTTCCTTCTCCCTTACATAGCTGGTATCTTCCACATAGTCCTATTCTGTTTAGGTTTCATTTATGCCAAGGCAGAGAGATTTATCCGACATGCCAACACACTTAACATTTAACATTCAACACTTAACATTATTATATATAACGAATGCCAGTAGCAAAATCCTCCTTAAAGGTTCGACCTCAGCTGCAGATTTCTGATAAGAAGCTCAAAGAGATTCTTGCAGAAGATAAGAGAAGACTCAAAAGTCTCCTCGCTAGTTATCGTCCCATTACTGGAGAGAATGCCCCTGGACTTCGATTCGAATGCGTCATCACTGATTTTCTGAATGGAAAGAAGCTCTGGCTCCCAGTAGAAATGTTGAAGGAAAAGAAATTCTGCGCCATCATCAAGTGTGGATCTATAGAGGTCTTTTGCGATAAGTACATGCCAGACTTCGACCAAGAGAAGGCTCGCGATGCTGTTTTCCGTTATCTCATACGCCTGCGCTGTAAGCATGATTTCTATTTCTTCGCCTATGCCTATGCCCGAATCAAGAATAAGGATGGTGGTGAGGATATACCTTTTCTTCTTCGCAATGCCCAGATCAAACTAGCCAAGGTCTTCGAACAGTTACGCCTTCACAGTCAGTACCACTATATCCGTGTCATTCTCTTGAAGTGCCGCCAATGGGGTGGTTCTACCCTTACCGACATCTACATGGCATGGTTGCAGATCTTCTGGAAGACAAACTGGAATAGTAATATCGTTGGACACCAATCTTCATCTGCCACACAGGTATTCGATATGTACGAGAAGCTAATTAATGCCATTCCTACATGGCTCTTCTACGACATTGGTGTACCATTCAAAAACGACCCTCGCAAAATCAAGACATCTGGAACCATACAGAATATCAAGTATCTTATTCCACGAGATTGCAAGATACAGACTGGTTCTGCCCGAAACCCAGAATCATGCCGCTCCGGTGATGCTGCCCTTGCTCATATCACAGAGGAAGCCTTCTTCCCTAACACCACAGAGTGGACTCCGGCTAAGGTGATCAAGGCTGCATCATCATCTATTCAGCCAGATCCTTTAACATTCATCGTCAGAGAGTCAACGCCTAACGGACGAGAAAACGAGTTCCACGATGCCTGGGTAGCCGCAAACTCAGTAGACAAAGACGGAAAACCTCTGTCAGCATTTACTCCTGTCTTCGTGGCATGGTTCGAAATTGAAAAATATATATTGCCATTTGCTTCCGAGGATGAACGTGCCGATTTCGCCATCTGGCTGTGGAAGAATCGCAATGACGAGCAAGGTCATGGTAAGTACTATTGGTGGCTCTACGAATGTAAAGGCGCATCTTTCGAGGGCATCCATTGGTATATTGAGAAGTCCAAGGAGTATGAGACTCTTGACGATATGCGTCAGGAGTTCCCTTCTGATGATGTAGAGGCCTTCCTATTCTCAGGTACTACAGTCTTCGACCCATACAAGTTGAAGGAGATGGAAGAGGACTGCAAGGGTATCGAGCCTATCATGGTTGGTGACATTGAAGGTGACTCTTATGATGCTGCCGATGATGCTTGTATGGACAATATCCGCTTCATCGAGCGTTCAGGCGGACCATTGAAGGTGTGGGCTGGACCAGACAACTCTGAGATTGTCAGAAATCGGTATATCGTTGCCTGCGATATTGGTGGATCTCATAAAACCTCCGACTTCTCAGATATTGTAGTCCTCGACCGCTACGATGAAATCTATGGTGGTGTACCGGAAATCGTAGCTGAATGGCATGGTCACTGCGATGCCGATCAGTTGGCTATGCGCTGCGCCCAGATAGCCCATTTCTATAATGATGCTTATCTGGTCATTGAGAACAATACCGCCTACTCGCGCATGAACAATACTGAGGGTAATCAGTCAGAACTGTTCTTCCCTATCCTTCTGCCTCTATACAATAACCTCTATAGCGCCTCCCAGTCCAAACTGAAAAAGGTGAAGAATATCGAAATGAAATGGGGATTCAACACCAACAAGAATACAAAGGTGGCAGTAGTGAAGACCATGGCCCGCATCATCCGTGATGGTGGCTATATGGAGCGAGAACTTGCGGCAATAGACGAATGTACCTACTTCCTCTATTACAAGCAGAACGATTGCTATGGAGCCGTAGCCGGAAAGCATGATGACCGTGTCATGGCGCGCGCCATTGCCCTCTACGTGGAAAAGGATATGCCAGCACCGGAAATCGTTCCATTCCGTTCAAAGGCAGAGATAGAACGTGAACGCCTCCGCAACCGCCCACCAGTAGTAGCTGATTTGGCCGGAATAGGTGGTGGCAGTTAGCCTCTATCTAAACAGCAGTATAATCCGTCCCCTGTATAGTCACCGTTTCAGGCGATTCTATCGCCTGTCCATATAAGTTAATAATTAAAAGTAAAAAGAAAAATGAAACAAAGTTATTCAAACCTGCTGCGTAAGATGCTCATAGCCATCTACCAGCCTATCGTCACTCGTATCGAACTCTTCCGTGCCACACGCATGTGGCAAAAAGGAGTCAAGGCAACCATTGCCAAGTATAAAGAATGTGGTGCACCGAGATTCTACATGCTCTACGACCAGTCGCATAAAGATATGGCGATCATGACCTACGATCCTAACAGAAAAAATATGCTCGCATATCGAAGATTAGTCCAGATGGGTAAGTGGAAAGCCACTCGCTATTTCAAGAACGTAGAAGACATCAAGGCTGCCTCCTACTACTACACTCCTTCCAAGTGGGGAGCCATCGGCTGCGATGCCGACAACAAGGTTAGAGCCAAGAAGTTGAAACAATGGCAAGAATACTACATGTACCGAGTTTCTACCCCAATGTTTAAGTTACGCATATACAAGAAGAAACATGGTATTGACTAAACAAAAAGAAGAGGAGACCATCACGGCTTCCTCTTCACAATCAAATAAAAAACTAATAAACCTAAAAAAATCTAAGAACTGAACATCATTTCGTTCAATATTATGAATTACCTAAGAACTTTTTCTACATAGCTGCCGAAGGAATAGCTGCCAAATCATTTGCTCCATCACTGGAATCCTTCAGGTGCGTATCTGGTGCTGCAGTCTGCTGTCCTCCGTCAGAAGGCATCTGCCCATTGGCTGCTTGCTGTGCCTGAAGAGCTTCTAGTTTTTCCAATTGCTCCTTGAAGTATTTCCTCATTCTTCCTGTACCAGGGAAGTTAGCTACCGTAAGCATCGTATATGGATCCATCTTGCCGCTCACCATCATCTGCCAAGCCATATCGTTGTTGGCAGCTCTGATAAGTGGACTGTATGCATCCAAGTCGATAGAAACATCTAAATCCATATCCCTCATGGTCTCTGAATTGAAGTGAATTTCAAATTCATCACCTGTCAGTTTCACACTGTCAGCATCGGTACAAAATTCCTGTATTAAATAAAGTTTCTTCTTGGCCACACGTACCTTAAAGTTGTTGAAACTCTCAACAAAGTCCTGTATGGTGGTCGATGATGATTCTCTTTCCAACTGATATTGCTTACCGCTGGTATTCCGGTGCTGTCCTTGAAGAGCACCCTGCACACCACTTCCCTCGCTTGCCATCGTCTTGGCAAAGTTCACCATGAAGTCAACACCTGCCGGAATACTCTTGTTGACCAGTGTCTGAGGTGGTTTACCTCCATTCTTCGAGTTCCACAAGATAATACTATCTGTTTTGGTATAGTTCACCTGCATTTCATCGATGCTCTGTTTCTCGCTCAATGCGTTCTCGTCCACAAGCATCGTTCCCTTGGCACCATTCGCTACAATGAAGTTGATCATCATCATATAATGGTTCAAGGTGCGCTGGTTGTTTTCGGCTCGCATCGTAAAACTTCTTACCTCGCCATTCAAGCATGGATAGGCAACGAAGGTGTATGGATGGATAGAGGTTCTGAATCCGTCCCTGAGCACATAGTATGGTGATTCCCTGGCATCCAGCAGATAGCCATTCGGTGTGATATATCTTCTGAACCAGTAGGTTTCAGCCTCATCCTTAATTTCGATGGTCTTAAGTTCAGAAGGGTCCACATAGTAGATAGGCTCACCATTCTCATCGAGCACAGGTAGGCCATTTTCATCTTTCATGATGTTGGATTCCTCTATCTTGCGCTTCTTTTCCTCATAGAAGGCTCGCTGGTCAGGAGAAGCATAGCCGCAATCTCCACTCTCCCAGTCATGCACCCAGATGGCTGGTCTGGTTTCTTTTGTCCAGATTTCCAATACCCGGTACTTGCCTACTACTGAAGAATGGGTGAAATCATCTATTCCGGCATACTGGGCTTCACCAGTCGGGTGATAAGTCTGTTCGGGCGCAAAATGGTGCTGCGTCTGTAGATAGATCTCACTGAGTTTATTAGCCTCTTCCTTGCTTCCATTTGTAAAGGTAGCAATAATCTCTCGCCAAGTTAAATCATGAGCCTCAGCAATAAATTCCACATCGCTCAGGTCATACTTAAAGAAAGGTGGTAAAGCTAACTTAAAGATGTCTACTGAATAGTCAAAGATACCATTCTTGCCATCCCTTCTACCATAATAGGTTTTCATGCCTATAAAGGCAAAGCAGCAGAAGGCGTAAAACATTCTTGCATCTAACTCTTGCCTGTCGTTCAAGTTGTCGTTCTGACGAAGATACTCATTGAAGAAACTGATATAGTCTTCCTCGTTTGGATCCACGGCAGTACATGTAGCAGTACTGCGCTGCTGGCGCACAAGACCAACGAGCGAAAGAAGCTTGTCTCCGATTACATCGTATTCCAGTATTGGCATACCTTTCAGTTCCATATACTGCCGGATGGTAATCTTTCTTCCGTTCCATTCTATCAGCTCTTCCAACTGTCTTCCCATCACGAAATCTTGCGCTCGCTTCCACTTCTTTCTCAGTTCTGCACCATCATAGAAGTATTGGCAAGCCCATTGCAGCAACAGAAGATTGCTTTCGCTCTGCGTAAACCGTTCCCGACTCACTCCTTCAAGTGAATCGGGTCCTGGCTCTGCATAGTTCGATATGTCATTTATTACATGATTGTCAACCATAATTCTTAATTTTTCGCCAAAAATACCGCATTTTTCTCGCTTATTAGTGATAAGTTGCGCAACTTAACATTACTTTTCCATATTTTTTCCTTATTTTTGTTCCGCATTTCAATTTAAAACGTTTTAAATCATGGGTAAATCAATCAATGTACATGAAGCTTGCGTCATTACTAAAGATGATAAAGGCAACTTATCTCTGGTAGGAAAGGCAAAAGAAGCCCTTACCACCTTGAAGAAAAATAAGGTTTCCGTCTGCATTCTTCTCTGCGACAACAAGAAGGAGGATGTGGAGAAGTTCCTTAACGACAATAACGTGCCTTTCGCCTCTCTCAGTACCAAGGAGGAGACCGATAAGGATGGCAACACCAAGCATGTTGACCCACCAAAGGCAGATGTCACCATCATGCCAAGTTCCAAGGTCATCACTCTTCGAGACGATTGGCAGTGGTGTTTGGATGATATTGCCAGACGCCTTTGGGGAAAGGAAAAGAAGGAGAATCCGAAGAGTGAGCAGCAGCGCATGGATGACAGCATGGCTGATTACATACGCTGGGCAACACCAAAAAATGAACCAGATAAAGCATCTGGTACTTCTCTCGGATAACATCGCTCCAACATCTTCAATTTTCAAAATACGATCTTAATCTTTTTTTTAAAAATAAAATTTATTTGGAATTTAGAATTTTACGACTATCAAAAAGGGACTCGCTGTGAAGCAAGTCCCTTTTTCTGTTTGTAGAAATATAGAACATTTCCTAAAGTGGAGTAGCCCGAAGGCTACTCCATTCCGTTCAACGTTTTAAGCAGCTCCTTTCTGGTATTCCGAATCTCTACCAGTTTGGCAGCATCGTTTGTACCATCCATTTGCTTCTTAGCCTTATTCATCTTTCTTCTTGCAGCAGAGATAGCCTTTCTAACCGCAAACAGCCGTTTGTTGGTCTTGCTGTTCTTAAAGGCATTTGCCTTCGCCTTATCAATAGACTTCAAGCGCTGATACTCCTGATAAGTCTCCATGGTTCCGTTCCAGACGTTCTGTATTCTCCAGTCCTCCGTCACGTCCTCTGCCTTAGCCTTCATCAGGTACTTGCTTTCAGCCTTCTCCATTTCCTTCAAGTCTTCATCACCGTTCAGATAACCCTGCACCATGTCCAGAGCCTCCTTCTGGGTAAAAGCCTTGTAGTCACTCTGCGAGAGGAATTTCTTCATCTTCTGGCGCATCTTCTTCTTTTCCGTGATACTCTTGGCAGCATCAAAGCGTTTACTAGCCTCCTGTAAGGAAGTCACTCCATCATTCATTTCTGCACTCTCCAGTGCCTTCACACTGCCGATGGCAGCCTTAATCTGAGCCTCAGCATCAATACCGTTGCGCTGGCAACTCTGATAAGTCATCACCACGCCCTCCATGTCACCGCTAAGGATAAAGTCCTTGAAGTAACTCTGAGCCTTCCATGGAGAGAATCCCTTCGATGATGGGAAGAAGAAATCCACAGCCTTGAACTCCTTATTCTCCTGACTAGGAATCAGGAAAGGCGCCCAGTACAAAGCATCCTTGTAAAGCAGTCCGATAGCTTTGCCATACTTGCGCTGAATCTCCTGATCCGCATGGCTGGCTTGGAAATCGCTCAGATAGTTTATGTCGTCCAAGGTCATTCTCACCATAGGGTTAGCCTTACCTATCATTCTCTGAACCATCGGCCCAGGGAACTCCAGTTCACCCTTATGGTTGAAGAGATATTCCGGAACCTCACGGAACTGCTTGCCATGTCGGATATACATTTCTGTTCCATCTGCATATCTGCCAAGGAAAATCTTGCTCTGCTGACCAAGACTGTTGCCTCGCATCAGATAGTCATACCATTTCATGCCCTCGTCACCATAAGCCAGTTCATACATGCTCTTATAGCTTGGGTTGGTCTTCCTGATCACCTCAGCCTTTTTGTGCTCCTTCTCTTCGTCCATGGCACGGAAGGCAGCATTGATGCCATTAGCAAAAGCCTCATAGAACACCATGAATCCGATGCCATAACAGAGCAGAGCCGAAATCTGTCTGCTCCTTCTGCCCTCATCCTCCGGCATAAGCTCCTTATGCCACAGTCTTTGGTAGTACTGCTTGAAGTTCTCAAAGGTAGCCTCATTCCAGATAGAACCAAATCCGGTTAATGCCAGGAAGTGGCGAGTGGTAGAAGCATTCCAGTCTGGTGAAAGAAGAACTCGTCCGGCATAGCGCAAGGTTCGATGGCTGGCACCCAATACATCCCAGTGCTGACCACCAAACATATCGTTCACAAACTGTCCGTCTTCATCTAAAGCCCGGCTCAGTTCCTCCTCAGTCCATCCCTTCTTCTTGGCACGTTCCTTGGTCTTGTCTGCCCTCATTCGGTAGGTCGCAAGTTTCAGTCCGTCATGAAGGAAATCCCACAAGGCTCTATCCATGCCCTTGTTGATAAGTGAAAGCAGCTGCGTCACCACCTTCAAAGGCATAGTAGCCACAGCCACCGTTCCGGAAATTTTATTTCCGTCCTTCAACTTCTCCTGCACCTTCATCATCGCATCGCGCATGTTGTCAAACATGTTCTGCACATCTGCTGCAGCATAGTCGTTGGTCGCTCCAAACTTCACCAAGTGGGTAGCAGCCTCCTGGAAGTCCTCAGGATTGGCAAAGCAAGGCAACTGATGATTCTTCATCGTATCTACAAAGATATACTTCATAAAGTTGGCCATAGCCTTCTTAGGTCCAAACTCCACCATGTTCTGTACCATATAAACCTCCGTCAATGCTCCGGCATGGAAACCGCTAAAGCCCAACTCCAGTTTCTTAGCACTCGAAGCAAGCGTATCAAACGCCTTCCAGAAAGGCGAAGACTGATAGGTCTCGAATACAACCCCGAATCTGTCCCCGGCACTCGCCTCGCTATAAAGCACCCTCTCCTTGCCAGTGATAGGATTCTTCACCTTCATCTGCTTAGGCGATACATTATATACCCATACAGGGCCTACGCCCGGAATCTCAAAGTACTTATATTGCTCCAGGTTAAAAGGAGGCGTAGAAGAAAGCAGTGGGTCAGAAGAAATGATTTCTCCGTCCTCATTCCGCTCTATCACGTTCAATCCGCTCAACTCCTGCAGCATGGTTTTGTTAACCCAAGCCTCGATATTGCTTCTGCTGTAGTAAGCCATCATCTTCGTGATGTCGGTAGTCTTAGGTACAAGTCCCACGCTGATACCCTCCATCAGGGTACTGATGGTTCTCGGCTTCTCGTTAGGGCTTTTTGTGCGCTGTCTGTTCTCCACATACATCGCATAAGCCTGCTTGTCACTCTTCTCCTTATCCCAGATATGGTTTACATAGTCGGCATTATATCCGGTGTCCTCTCTTAAGGTGTGATTATCCTTCAACCAGTCGTAGGTATAGTTATACCAGTCTCTGATAGAATCAATGGAAGCCTTCATTTCAGGCGAGAGATTCTTGTAATCGATACCCTTAGGCACAATCTGCTGCTTCACCAGTGGCAATACATGCTCGCTTAGAATGTCCGTTCCATCAATAGGCACAAAACCTTCCTCGCCCTGATGGTTAGCGTTGATCACCTGCGCCATCTTGCTAGCCACCTCGCTCACAGCCTGCGGATCATCATATACCTCCACCTCCTTGCCATCTTTCAGCTCGGTATGCTTCTTGCCAGTCTCAGCAATCAGATCTGCCACGTATGGCTGGATAGCCTCAACATCAGCCGGCCGGATATGGATATGCCCCTTATCAAAAGCGCCAGTGGCATTCAGATCGTGCGCCAGGTCACGCAAACGTCTTGGAGCCTCTATTATATAAGGTATAGCCTCAGCCAGCTTTTCTGCCCGGTTCGGCTTGCCTTGGTAGTCAGAAAGCAACTTGTCGAAAGCACCGCTATCTGCCATCTTCTCGATTCTGTTCTTCACATCATTGATGTAGATGGCATCGTCTGTACTAGCCTCCTCCATATTCTTTCTACGATGGATAACGGCATGCTTCACGGTCTTGGCTGCACCCTCCTTGCTCACATCGGTACTGGTCACCTCAGCCAAGTCCTGCATCACCTGCTGCTCCAGTGCATCAGCCTTCGGATTGGTCTCTGCCGGATAAATCTTACCCTCATACAAGTCCAAATCTGCTTGCTGCTGCTCCAGAAGCTCATGTCTGGCCAACCAGTCCTCATACTTGCGTTTCACCTCCTCCTGCTTCTTCTTTTCGAAGGCAAACATATCAGGCATAGGGTCTTCCTGATCCTTCATGGCATCCTTCCATTTCTCATATTCGTGAATACGAGTCATGTAGGCGCCATCCTCTTCGCCCTCCATACGGATAGGCATCCCCATAGGCTCCTCGCTTGCAAGATGGTGTCGCTCACGCCAGTCCTTATTGAGCTGTGCCCATTCCTTCTTGCCTTCCTCATCCTTGTCGATGTCGTAGAACATAGGAGGCTCTGGGTCATTCTCATCCTCACGTGCATTCTTCCACTTGCGCCATTCCTGCACACGCTTCATATACTGTACCATACTCTCGCCCTTCTTCTGGCGAGGCTTTCCGTTCTTGGCTCCCTCACCCAGCGAGTCCTTGATTTCAGCATTGCTAGCCTGCTTCATCATAGCTTCCTGCTTCTCCTTAGGCATATTGTTCCAAACATGGAGAGCCTTGCCAGCCTTCATCAGGTAGTATCTCAAATCCTTGTCATTGAGAAGTCCCGGCACACGAATACCCAGCTTCTTAAGCACCTTGATAAGATAATGCTTAATCTTGGTCCAAAGAGAAAAGTCCTCAGCAGTCTTAGGACCCTCCTCAGCCAGTCGGGCGATATACTCCTGCGTTCCCACATTCATGCGGTCATACTTCTTCCAGTCCGGATCATACTCATTGGCAATCTCCAGAATCTTGCCGCGAGTGCTTGCTGCGACAGAATTATAAACGAAATTAGCGAATTTTCTCACCTCATCTTCGCCACCCAGCAGCACTTCCATACCCTCATGGCCTATCTTTTCATGAAGCACCGTTCTCTCCGCCTCGCTCGCATCAGCACAGTTAGGCAGATAAACATGCACCGTATGAGTCTCCGGATCATACCATCCGGTAGCCCCATTCTTCACTTCACTCAGATAAGCATCCGGAACCTCATCCACAGAAGTGTAAACCGTAGCCTCAGCACCACCCAGTTTGTTGGCAGTGTTCACCACCTGGTCACTCACCTTCTTCTGCTTATCAACATCCCAGTCATTCTTGAAGATAGATTTTCCAAGTCGTGCCAGCACATTTCTGCCCGATAAGTCATCCTTATTCAGCAGAGGAGCAATCACACCCTGGGTCAACTGCACCGGAATACCATTGCCAATGATGGTATGTGCCAAAGATTCCGTCTTAGGCAGCAGATAGTCATCACCAAGTCCGGTAATTCTCGCCAGCACCCTGCCATCAGCACGCAACACCTTTCCACCCGGCATGATGATCACGTCACCACTCTTGGTTCTCAGCGTTGGCAGAATCTCATCCCCATAGGCATGAGGAATCTTTCCGTCTGCATAGGCACTGCCCATCACGTAAAGAGGCTTCTCCACCTTCTGCCAGTCGATTCCGTCAGCCTTCAATCTAGCATCCATCCATGGAGCCACACCGCTTTCCTTCACCGTCAGAGTAGGAAGAATATCCTCCACAGCCTCCAGCCATCCACCCTTGCGTGGTTGCTTTTTAGGCTTCTCCGGCAGTTCTCCGTCCTTCACGGCTCTAATAATCAGTCGTTCCCTGCTGGTATAGCCACCATAGTCTGCGGCATTATACACATCAGAATCCCATGTATAGCCATTCTTGTCAAGTGCCTTGGTGATAATCTTCATCGCCTCAGAGTCCTTGTAGCCCTTCACGTTCTCGATAGTCACCACTCGCGGCTTCACGGCATCAATGAAGTCGGCAGTACTCTTGGCAGTCTCCTTGTCAAGCTCCACCTCTCCACTATTACTTTTGGCCTGCGAATAGTTCTTGCATACAGGCGAAGCATGGAAATACTCTACCTCACCATCAATATGCTTCACCAGTTCCTTTGGATCCACGTCTCTCACGTCAGCCGTAACAATATGCTGCCCGAAGTTATTGCGATATACACCGCTTATCTTCCGGTCATATTCCACAGCCACCACTGGGTCGATAATACCCTTCAGTCCTTCCTCAACCAGTCCACCACCGCTAAAGTAGGTTCCAGCCTTCATCAGCGAATCAGGATGCTTCTTCAACTTCTGCTCCAAGACAGGAGATTGCGCATTTTTACCATACACCTTGGAATAATGCACACCATCATTCTCGCCTCCTACGATTCTGCCTCTGTTATCGGTCTCCACAAACGGCACACCTCGCTTCTCCAACTCTTTTCTCAGACTTGGAGTAACCACATTAGAAGGCATAGTGATATTCTTGCCCTTGAACATATCATTAACAATAACATCAGCCACCTCGCTGTCAGGCACAATACGCACAGGCTTATCCCAACGAGAAAGTACCACCTTGCGCTTGCCTGTCAGCTGTCCTTGTATGATACCAGCCTTCCACTCTACTTCACCCACGGCATCCTTGGCTTTATCAGCCTTGTAGCCACTGGTCAGCTCGCTCTTTGGCACCTCAACCTCTACGGTCACGATATTAGGGCGATTCTGAGCCTCGCTAAACTGGTCGTTCAGTGGAGTGCGAGAAGTATGAAGGTAAGGATTGTAAGCAGCCTTAAGCGACTTACCATTACCCTTGTTGAGGGTAAACATACCCTTATCATCTGCAAGCTCTGGTCGCTCATCTGCCTGCTCCCACTTGCCGAGTTCGATAGGTTCCACAAACTTGCCCTTCACCTTTGCAGCCATCGGTGGATAGAGTTTTCCATCCTCGCCTACCTGCATGGCACGATAAACCTTCACCGTGTCTTCCTTATCCAGATTCTTAATGGTATCAGGGTCTTTCACGATGCTATAGCTAGCATCGCTCCCATTCATCACGATTTGCTCATCACGGTTCACATCCTCCGTCTCGGAAGCTAACGAGTTTCTGCGCTCCTCGTCCGTCATACCCAAACGCTTCTCCACGTTACGAGCCTCAACCTCACCTGCCAACTTTCTATATTCTTGGTAAGAATCAAAGTCTGTACGTTGGAACCTATCCAAACGGAAACGCTTAATGGCATCATCCATACTTCTGTCTGCATAGCCACGTGCGAAGTAGTTGAATCCCTTAATTCGGGTTTCCTTGTCAGGAATGAACTCAGGCATATCCATGTCCTTATATTCCTGGATAAGGGCTTTCTCTACAGCAGATTGGTTATACTCACCACCCATTTCCTTGGCTTTCTCTTCCAATTCAAAGGCATAGGAACGTGCCTTCCATTCAGCCTTAGCAGCATTGAAATCTCTCTCCACCTGTTCGGGTGTGCCACCATGCGCAAAACCCTCTTCATGCTGAATTACGTGCTGAATTTCATGATTCAGAATGCTATTCAGATACTTTAATTCATCCGCATGAATGGTTATAGTCTTTGTTTGTGGATTGTATTCCCCATTTGAAGGCATGTCATTCATTACTGCATCAGTATGGATTTTAATATTTTTCAACTGAGGATAAGCCTCAAAAAGTTTTGGCGCATCCACAGCATCTTCCAACTTACCATCAGTCCAAAGCATATCCTCTTCGAAACGCTTAACAATATTACCACCACCTACATCGATGGTGTCCTTTATCTTGGCATCCGACATTTCGTATCTCCACTTGCCATCCACGCCTTTCTCCCAACCAGTAGCCATCTTGATAATCTTGGCATCCTTCTTTTCATCTTCCATCTGCTTAGCCACATCCAGGTTATCCATGCGGATAGTTTGCTCATCAGCCTTATCAGCCTCAGCAGCTCCCTTTTCTCCAGCAAACATGAAGCGAATATCGCTCTTGCGAGAATTGAAACGCTTAGAAGGAGGAATAACGTCACCCTCATCATCAAAGGTAACAAGGTCGTTCAACTTTCTGTTGTTCTTGGCATTCTTGTATTTATACTCCTTGCCATCATCAAAGCCAAACTCGTTTGCGTCATTACCATCCCACCACAGTTGAGTAGCCGGAACTTCGTCTTCAATGATACGATATTTGCCTTCCAGACGGTTTGTTCCGTGCATTTCGGCATATTTCTTAGAAGGAGTAACCCAGTCACCATTACGCAGCTTGCCTTCCTTCACCGAAGTAGGAACAGCACGATAAACCTTTACCTTAACATCCTTCTCGCCATTCTTAATGGCATCAATAGCCGTATTGATGGCTTTTACAGATTCCAATCCATGAGGAGTGTTCTGAGAATAACGCTCAGGGTGAGAGAAGTAATCATCCGGCTGAGGAGTGTACCCCAAAGCCATATCCTCCAGGTTCACATCTGAGCCACTGGATTCCCAATCGTCACGTCTCGCCTTGTCGCTTTCATATCCAGGGTTTCCCGGTGCAGCCCACGCTCCTACACCTTGATATGCGCTTTCGGTATCATCATAGCCCTTGCGTCTGGCACCCTCATCAAGCATTTCTCTGGCAGTAGCCTCATCACCCTTGGCAAGAGCATCCATATACTGCTTGTCAAGTTGATCATCAGGAATCACAGAAAGTTCCTCCAGGTGCTTTTGGCGCTTGGCTTCCTCTTCCTCTGCTCTCTTTCTAGCTGCTTCCATGGCGTTACGCTGCGCCTCCACCTGCTTCACGCGCTCCTCGATCATGGCATCAACGTCACCAAAATTCTCCTTCAAGGCTTCATTTACAGGTTTGGTGTACTTAATTATATCCTTTAATGAAAAAATGTTACCTTCATTTACCTGCAACAAATGGCGTTTGATATTAGCTCGGGCACGTGCTGCCTCAGCAGTAGAACCCTTCTTAACAGCATTGGCGTACATCGCCACATCTGCCTCATCTACACCAAATTGCTGAGATACAGCCTTTATTTTATCCTCTACAGATAAATTTCCACCATTTTCCTTGGCGGTTTCAGAATTATTATCTACCTTTGCAGCCATAAAAGTATTTCCATCGGTTTTGCGTGCTCCTTCTGGAGTGTAAGTGTTGCCTTCTGCAACATGGGACGCATCTGATGGATTTGCTTTTCTATCTGAATAGAAATTCTGAAAATGTTCCTTATTTCCCACTGGTTTTGTTACCACAGTATAAGTAACGCCACTCTCTTTATCTGTATATGAGTATTCTATCGTTCCTTTTTTACTAGGTTTGCGAGTCGAAACGTTCAACATTTTTGGAAGTGAAAGAATGTCATCAATAGTGATATAATTCTTGCTTACCCCAAAGTGACGATATAAGCTATGTTTAGTTCCGGCATGTTCATCATTCCCCTGTCGCATAACCATAATTCTTTCAGATCCACCATTAGTAAATGAAAAATCTATATTATTATCTTTGCCAGAATAAACATCAGCAACAACCTGCTGAGCCTTATCAAGGTCTCGCCCTTCGAACTGTGATGCTACTTTCTTCATACGTTTCTTGGTAGTAGAACCCATAAACTTGATGTCATCAGCATTCTCTGCCTCATGAAGTTTAGTTCGTGGATCCACCCCATTCGCCAAGTCTCTCAACACAAGATTACGAATATCCTCCAAGGTCATTTTCTTAATGTCCTCAGACTTCCACTTCGTAAATGTATCAAGAGTCCAATACCAGAACTTCTTCAGCCACTCCTTCAACTTATTGATAACACTCAGTTCCTTGGCTGTATCAAGCGGATTCTCCTTGATAGCATCCTTAGCCATTTGCTCCAGGATGGCAGCTCCGTCCTCACCAGTCAAACGAGCAAAAGCCTCATCGCAAATCTGCTCATCTGTCAGATGATTATAGTTAGGATCCTGCTTCAAATCGGCAAATAGCTGGGTCTGCATGATGAGTTTATCACCATACTCTATAAGCTCCGGATTCATTTCCTTGGCAGCAGTACGCCAAAGATGTTGATACTCATGGATAGGAGTATTAGGATTCAGATGCTCCTGGTTCAGCACAATCTCCTTGCCATCAGTGTAGCCATAAACTACACCCTTACCCTGCGCAAACTTGGTATGATCAACTATTTTCATATCCTCAGGCTTGAAGATAACATAGTTGGTATCACCTTCCTCTGCACCACCAAAGTTACGACCAGCTTTATACTTGATGCCAGTGTAGCCAATAGAAGACAGGAACTTACTAACTGCACGACTAGCATCTACATCTTTCCACTTTTTTGTTCTTCTTAAAGCATACATTAGAAAATCATAGGCATTACCGCCAAATGAACCATCAAAAGAAAAACCACGCTTTTTAAAGTCGTCAAAATCTATTTTTAATCGCCTTAATTCTTTAATGATTGTATTCTTCTGTTTATCTGTCAAAGGAGCATCCCAATCCAGATAGTTGCTGCCATTATCATCAGGTATATCCACCTCATAGAGATTATGATATGGCTCAGCCAACTTCTTCATTTCATTGTAGAAGTCAATCTTTTCCTGCTCAGTAAACTTGTCATTCATGGCTATTTGCTTATCACCATGCAGGAATGATTCTAGAGTAGGATATTTCTTGGCGAACCTTGTACCATTGGAATGCTGAATGCGATAATATGCCCTAGAAGGGTCATTGTCCATCAGAGTAGCATAATTCTTTCCAATCTTCTTAGATGATGTAACATAGCCACCCCAACCAAATGCTTGTGAACCTTCACCCTCGCCCATGTGGTCGAAGTCAAACTCAGAAAAGCTAGCACCAGTACCATGATAAGTGCGTAAGAATCTCACTCCAGGCTCAGCTACAGCCTTCAACTGTCTATCCAAATCCTTATATTTAGCAAACAAGGAATCAAGCTTATCTTGATATTTTTCAAAGGATTTATTCCTGCAATCATTCCAAACATCATCAGGAATATCGTTTTCAGAATCCAGTCCATGCTCATCCATGTACTCCTTCATCAGCTGATTTTGATACTCCTTACGTTCCTGCCCGGTTGACTTATAAGCCTCCTCAGTCTCCTTCATCTGCTTCTTCAACTCATTCCTCTTATTGGTCTGCTCGTCAATCTTATATGGGTCAAACTCCGAAGGGAAAGAGCCAGTAAGCCCAGCCACATTGTCCTCAAAACTCTTGTCAAGATTGAAGACCTTGTAGTTACCCCACATCAGCTTATTATAGTAAGAACGCTCCTTTCTAGCCAGCTCCTGCTTCTCAAAGTATTCCGGCATCTTGTTAGGATTGCTCATATCCACCACGGCATACTGCTTCCACTTATCCGGGCGCAACTCCTTGGCAAAGTTATAAGCATTCTCGGCAGCCTGCTTCTCCTCCGGTGTCTTGATCTTAAATCTCATTTCAGGCTGATTCAGCAGCATGGCAAGATTCAGATTATCCTGTGCCTCAGCCACCTTCTCCATATCCTCATTGCTAACCACCTTCACCGGAATACCAGCCTTCTTAAGCATAGTAGATACGGCATCATAAGCCACCTTCTGTGCCTCCGTCATTTCAGATGGCTCCACCTCCTTCACATCACGATCAAATTTTGCCTGTTCCTTCTGCACCATAGCATACTCCGCAAAAGGCTTAGTCTTGCGGTCAGAAGACTCCAGCCACTTGTCAAAGGTAGCCTTAGGCACAGAAGTAACCTTACCAAGTCCCTTCCAGCCCTTGGAGTAGTTGGCAAGATAAGCCTCTGTAGCAGCCTCCTCAGAAGGATAGCCATACATCACCTTATGCTCGTCAAACTCACCAGTCTCTGGGTTCACCTGGTCAACAACATAAACGTTACCATCAAAAGTATCAAGGTCTGCAGCGTCATTGATGAACATATCAATATGGTCACCATCAACGCCAATTTTACCAAGAATATAGCCATAAGTATCGTGCATGGTCACGCTCCAAGGCTTGCCCTGCTCGTCCTTACCGCTGCGAGTCACGCCCTTTGGTGTTTCTACGGTATAATCGTAGCCACCAAAGGACAAATGACCCTTTTTGTAGTTTCCTGCCTTCTTCTGAGCCTCAGTAGGTTCGGTCTCAGTTTCGGCAATGGCACTCTTTAAACGTTCTCCGAAGGATGCTTCTTGCGGTAGATGTGAGCCTCGAACAGCTGAGCCTTCGCCAGGTTCCATGCTGCTAACCTCTTGTCGCCCTTTGCGTCCGCTATCAGAGCCTTCTCCAATCTCGGACTCAGAAGATGCTTCTCCGTTACCAACTTCTTCGCCTTGGCTATTTCCTTCATCAACTCCTCTCCGTGAAGAGTCGCTACCCAGGCTACTGCCTCCTCCATATCCTTCTTCATTGCTTCTGTCATCATAATCAGCTAATTCTGGTAAAATTGATTTGACATATTGTTTGTACTCTCGTTCACGATCCTCAATCTCCATCATACGGTCAAATTCAAGTCCATTGATGTGATCAAGTTCGCTTTCAGACGGCAAAGATAACTCTTTTTCGTGAATATACGATTTATATTTCTCAATTTCTGCCTGTCTTTCGATAATTTCACGCTCTTTCTGTGCCTCATAATACTCTTCCTCGCTTGCAAGTTCATCTTCTGCAGCTGCTATGCGGTTCATCAGAGCCACATTTTTCATTTCCTTCACGCTGTCATAAGACTTGAACATATCAAGAAGGGTATTACGAACATCCTGGTCGGTATATCCCATATCCTGCAAGTTTACAGGAAGGTCATTATATACCTTCACAGCAAATTCGTTAACCGACATACCGGTTCCTTTCTTGGCAATAAGATAATTGAACTTATTAGAATCATACCGCTTGCCAATACCAAACTTAAAGTTACTCTTGCCCAACTCATATTGAAGAGATTCCGGATTCAAGCTATGAGGACTCAAAAATTCTGATACAGCCTCTTCAAGAGTCTGAGGAGTCAAGTCCGTAACATCAACAGAGGCATCCTTGTATATCTTTATTATTGCTCCAAGGTCATTCTTCTTGATAGCATCAGACACAAGAACCTTACGCTGCTCAGAAGGAGTCATACCCAGTTCCTCCATTTCCTGCTGGCTAACTTCTGTTTTATAAAGTTTGCTGAGTTTATTAGCTTGTGCCTTCAAACCCTTTGCTGCAACAGACAAATTAGTCTGCAGAGCCTCCAGCTGAGCCTTTGTAGTATTCAATTCCATAAGTTGGTTAGGCTCCAACTCTGTTTCGCCATTAATATACTGCTCCAGCATGTCATTCACCTCATTTATCTTGCGTTCCACATCCTCCTGGGTATGATAGATGTCCTTGCGCTGAGAGGTAATATAGTCGTTAGCCTTATCCATAGTTGGATATTGCTTCTTCAATTCCTTATCATCAAGTACGAGCACATGGAAATCATCTGATGGCACGATGGCAGTTTCATCAACACCAGCCTTCTCTACCTCAGCCTTGCGCTCCTCCGTCATTGCTTTCACCTCATCAGGAGTCATCACGCTGTTGCGGATAGTATTCCAGTTCTTGAAACGAGCATCAAGATCAGCAATCTGCTCATTAGCCAGACTCAACTCATCCTCCACCTTCTTAGCCTTTTCCGGGTCAAGATCGGCATTTGTATCAAGCCAGTTCTGATATTCAGCAGCAGCCTTCCTCTTGTTGGCAAGTTGAGTCTTGATGTCATCACGGCTGCCATTAACCAGATTCAAAAGTTTGCCATGGTCTTCACCATACTGCTCCTGCAAATAATCAGCAGCCACCTTTGTATCTGTATCTTTTGAAGAATAATCAGGATGTCCCTCGCTCAATCCCACGATGCCTTTGGCAAATCGTTCCTTCTTATCAGCCTCAGCCTGCTTCAACTCTGCTATTTCACGCTCACCATCCTCTCGATCCAAGTGCTCATTAATTGTGTTATCAAGCGCATTCTTGCGCCATGCAGCAAACTCTTCTTTAGACAGGGGAAGATAATCTTTACCATCAGTAAGCACAATCTTTCCGTCCTCGCTATATCCGGCAAAGGTCATGTTGATATTAGCATCACCCTCCTCCATGGCAACTGTAACCTGGTCATTCGGCTTCAAACCGCTGCCATCAAACTGGCTGATAAACTGCTTATTTCTTGCATCCTTCTGCTGAGCCAAAGAACTCTCAATGTATTCATCAAGAGGAACAGGAGTGCCCACCTCTCTAATCTCGGCATTAGATACCTGCTTAATTGTAGGCTGTCCCTGCTCATCAGGAACGACAACAAAGGCTCCACCATATTCGTTAGCCTTCTTCAGGAATACCTGTTTTCCGCTATCCAGAGTAGCTGGCATGATGTTTCCGTCTTCCGTCTGGTATGGCCAGAGCTGTTCCTTCAAAGCCTCACCATAGCCATCATCGGCATGCTGCAGAGCATCAATAGCACCCTTCTTGGCATCCATTGCCTCTACATACTTACTGATAGCCTCTTTTTGTGCTGGAGTCAAACTACTTGCACGCTGAGCCACAAACTGCTCCATATCTCTACCTTCATTATAGGCATTGGCTACAATATCAGGCATCTTCTCATTGTCAGCAAAAGCACGCTTCAAACGTCCTGTAGCTAAATCACTATTATAATCGATAGCCTGCAAAGCCTCAGAATCCCCATTCTTATAGGCATTCTGTCCCATAACAAAAGCATCAGAAGTAATAACATCAGCAGATGAGTTATCTGAATTTACTGTAGAAACGCCTTCACCTTGACCAGATGAAACATCGGTATTACCTTGATAAGGAGAAGGACCTTCTGAAACTGGAGGCTCCTGACCACCAGCAGAACCTTCAACAGGAGCTGTAGGCTTTTCACCCTCAACACCACCCTGCTCAATCCTCTTCTGCTCATTACCATGTGAAGTATTATAGAGATCATCCATCGTCTGCTTCATTTCACGTTTCAGTTCGATGGAGTTGTAAAGCTCCTTAAGATAAGATTCCACCAAAGGTGCATATTTCTTATCTTTCGACTCCAAAGCCTTACGAAGTGTACCGCGCGTCACGCCATAGGAATCCTCAAACGTGTTGACAAACTCCCTCATCACAGAACTGTTCTCCAAAGCACTGTCATAATAATGACGATAGGCATTAATCTGCTTCTGCTCCTCATCAGTAAGGATAATACCCTTCTGCTGCTTATCCATGATTTCCTTGATGGCACCAGCCTTCTGATGAAGATAAACCGCTGCCTTATCCTCATCTGTCAATTTCTCACCCATATTATATTTCTGGGCTGCCTTGTTGTATAAGCCTTCAAGATGCTCCTGCGTAAACTCATTGTGGAACTCACCTTCCAGCACAGAAGCCAAACCAAGAGTCTTCTCATACTCAAGTTTCTTCTCATCATTACGTGCAGCATCATGAGAAGAATACTCCTTGCGGTCGATTACGCCTCCATCCTTATTATAGGTTTCCAAATAGTACTTACCATCGTCACCTCTATATACCTCGCTATCAATAACAGGCGAGAAAGAAGAAGGTCGTTTGCCTTCTACAACTGCCATCATCTTAGCCTTCAACACCTCCGGAACACTCTTGTCGTTCATCAGGTCCATATACTTCTGGGTTAACTGCCCATCAAGTCGCTGAGCATTCTCACCAACCACAGCATACTCCCCGATGCCCACCTTCTCAAAAGCATCACGAAGACCATCATAGCCGAATCTCTTCAACTCGGCAATATCCTGATCAGTTAAGTCAAACTTCTTGTTAAACTCCCTTGCGTCCTTGAATCGAGCATACTTGCCCACCATGCCCGGCAAGCCGATAGCAGTAAGGTTCGCCATGCTCTCCAAGAAAGTTTCAGCAGCATCCTTGCCTGTAGGCTTAAAGTTAGGGTCATGCGCCATGCGCTCCAGTATCTGCTGCCCGGTCATGATACCGGAATCCACAACCTTTCCACCAACATCTGCCAGAATATTGGTAGCCAAACCTCTGCCTTTACCTACCATATTAGCGATGGTTCCACCCTGCATGATGGCACCTACGGCACTCTGTTTAGCCACCTCGCCCAAAGTATTAGCGATAACCTTACCCACAGAAGGATTGTAAATCTTGCCATTCTCGTCAAACTGACCAGTGCGATAAGTTTCATCAATAGGCTTTGAAATAGCCGACTGACCACCAAAGGTAACAGCACCATGCACAGCTCCACTCTTCAAAGCCTCGGCCTTGCTCTTGCCGATAAGCACCTTGGCAGCTCGCTCTGCCATCTTACGCTCCATACCCTTAGCCATCAGGTCACCTGCCAGTTTACCCTCTGCCTTTGCTATCATACTCTTGGTCAACTTGCCACCTGCGGCTCCCGGCAGCCAATAACTCCAGGCATCACCTGCAAAGGTTAGCGCACCGCTAGCCACGTTCTCCCAGAAGCCCGGCTGATACTGCTGATTGGCAATATCCTCCAGCCAGTTCTGGTAGTCCGTCTGAACAGCCTTGCGAATAATCTTACCCACAATAGTGTTACCCAAACCAGTCTTCATGATGTACTCAGCACTACCCTTAGGCATCATACCCTTAATCTCCAGCTGGTCCAACTCATTCTTAATGGCAGCATTGATCATTGGCTTGAACTGCTTAGGATTACCACTAAGATTGCCATTCAAGCCATACCGTTGCATCACCTTAAATGCGGCATTGCTCATGTCATTCAGGAACTTCGGATTCCGGTAGAGTTTGCCAAACTTCTGCTGCAAACCAGAAAGCACCTTTGCAGGATCCTTGGCCTCGTTTGCCTCATACTGAGCACCAAGTGCTGTACCCAGTCGGAGATTAGCCGGAATAAACTGGCTTCCTTCCATTCCCTCCGTAAATGCCTTACTACCTGCCTCCTGAGCCTTGTTGTACTCATCCACTACAGATGGACTCACATATTTATTAATAACGTTAGAAAGCGCATCATTGATGTCCTGGTTCATCAGTCTGTCCTGTACATGCTCATCGTGAGCATAGAGGCGTGTTGCGATGCCCTCAGCTATGTTGCGGTAGTTCGGACCATATTTGTTCACCAGACTCTGCACCATAGCTGGCTTCAGGAAATGAGCCACATAGTCATCATAACTGATACCCATGCTGTCTGCCTCCTGCTTCAACTTATCCTGCACACCATGGCTATACCATTGCGCATCGATACTCTGCTCAGCATCCTGCACCGTATCATCAGGCAAAGAAGATACTACATGGTTGGTAACGTCCATGGCAGAACGGTTGGCATATCTGTACAAAGCAGGCATCACCATATTCACTGCCTCCTCATTGCTATTGGCAGTACCATCAGCCAACAAGTCGGCAACCATATTCGCAAAGTAATCGCCCTCCTTATCCGGTCTCTGCTTCCAGTTCTCAATATAGTTGGCAAGTTTGGCATCCATCAACCCCTCATTATTCACCACACCAGTTGGTGTTGTAACAGGAGACGCATTAGCTGATGATGAAGAAGAAGCTTCTTCCTTCACAGGCATTTCCTCACCTTTTACAACAGGCTGAGGAATCTCTGGTGATGGCTGATATGTTCCGTTGCTCGTCTGAACACCAGTAGGAATCATACCCAAGGCTTTTGCTATAAGACCAGGCTCCTTGTCTGTTGTTTCCTGCTTCTTTGTTGGTTGAGCCACCTGCGGCTTAGTCTCAGTAGAAGCCTTCTTCCCTACACTCTGAGTCGTAGCAGAAGTATCTACATGCTTACCACCACCAGAAGTAGATGGAGCTGGCTCCAGCACCATCTTGTCAAAGTCTGCCTGTGTTCCCACATCATACCCCATGTTCTTGGCCTCATTGTAGTACCAGTCACGGTCTTCCTTGGTGTTCAAGTCCTTTTTGAAGTCATCATAGCTACCTACTTCATAGCCATTGTTCTTGAACTCATTATAAAAATATTGTCTGTCTTGCTCGTCAAACATACCTTATCTTATTTTTTTGATTAATAATAAGTTACTTTCTTCTCCTTGATGGTGGAACCTTACTGCCACCTCTACGTGAAGGAGGTACTTTACTGCCACCCCTACCTCTACGAGAAGGAGGAGTCCGGTCTAACTTCATTTTAGCCCTAGCGTAAGCGGATGCCTGCTGGCGGTTTTTCTCGTTAGCCCAAGTTCCACCTCTGCCATCATTACCACCGATAGCCATACCATTGTGTGTAGCCCATTCATTCACATGTTTCTTGAAAACAGGGTCGTTCACATACCTGGTGTTGAAATCATCAGCCTCCTTCTGGTTGGCATTCCTCTGATTCTGTCCCTCTGTTTGCGAATTGATATGCCTAACTTGCGCTCCCTTAACGTTAACGCTAGCTTTATGATCAGCAGCTCCGGCATTGGCATTATTAGTTTTAGCATCAAGTAATTTTCCCTTCTTGCCTCTCAAAGCATCCTCTGTCTCCTTCTTTGAAACATTCAAGTCTGCAGCTGTAGAATGTTGTCTTGCAGATTGAGTCACTTCATCGACCTTTACAGGAGTGAGAGCATCCGTTTGGTTCTTCTGTGATGCACGATATTCAGCTAGTTTCTCATTTGCCTTTGCAGCAGCCTCTGCCTGCATCTGTGCCTGCTTGTCTTGACGGTCCTTCCAGATATTCACCATCATCTGGTTATATCCCTTGGCACGAAGAGCCTCAGTAGCCTCTCTTATCTTGCGTTGGCGATCAGTAAGTTCTTGTGCAGATTCTATTTTTTGCGATGGAGCACCTTGAACTGTACCAAAAAAGTTACCCAAGTGCATAAAAAGATTTCCCCATTGTTCCCATTTGGCTTGATTCTCTGCCTTCTTTTGCCGAGCTGCATTTGCAGCCACAGTTTTATCGGCATCACCAAGTGAAGAAAGCCAAGGCATGAAGGCAGACCAGTTTCCATCACCATTCTTCTGGTAATCCCTCATGATGTCATAAGGCTTCATCTTCTGCAAGATAGGATTCTGTTCTATCTCGGCATAAGGTCTGCTCCAGTCTATCTTGATACCTTGGTTAGGCTCCACCTTGGTAACTTCCTCGGTTGGCTTCTGGGCAAAAGATTCCTTGCCACCATTCCTAGTAATACCGGTCGTATCTATGGCTGTACCCTTTCCCGGTTCCGTATCAGTTGTCTGAACTGGTACTGCAACCTCCGGCTGCCCCACATTATCAGAAGGGAAATCTGTAATAGGAGTTGCTGCTGTTGCCGGACGTTTAGGAGTTAAATCATCCAATATAAATCCCATAATTACCTCCTTCCTTAAATTGGCAATTTATTTGCAGCTCCAGCCAATCCACCAGCTGCATCCGTGATACCCTTAGCAGTACTAAGAGCCTTCTCCTTCTTGGCAGTGGCGATGTAGTTAGTCATCTGGTCTATCTGCGAATCAGCAGTATTCCACACATTTTCTTTGGTCTGAGCACCTTGCAAGGCTGCCTGCTGCATGATATTACACACCTGCTCCTGGGCAGCCTGTTTACTGAGCGCAACCGCTTCATCAGAACCGCCACTAACAATATTGGTGTTCTTTGCGGTTGCTGTTGCATTATCCAATACCTTCTGGGCATTGGTCACGGCTACCTGATTCTCCGCTGACTGAGTAGGATCCTGATAATACAAGTTGTCACGATGATCCTTCACCTGTTGCATACGGTCTTGAAACATGTTGATATAATCATTATATCCCTTGTTTCTTGCTTTAGCTGCTAGAGCACCACCTACAGCAGAGGTCAGTCCACCAGCAATACTTCCAATTAATCCCATAAAATTCGAATTTTAATGTTTAAACTGTTCAAAAGTAATGCGTTTTTCTTACCTATCTGTGATAAGTTCCGCAACTTGAACACCAAGTTTCGTAATTTCTTACTATATTTGCACCCGAAAACTATCAGTAAGCATTAAAAATCAATAGAATATGGCAGTAAAACAAGACAATAATAATGAGCCGAAGCCAAAGAGGAAGAAGACTGGTGGACGTAAGGCTGGCACTCCTAATAAGGTTACCAAAAGTGTGCGTGAAAGCCTACGTGATGCCCTTACTGGCTACATCAATGGTATCAATGAGAAGAACTATTCACTTTTCACGGATCTCATGCAGATTGACGAGCCTGCCGGACGTCTGTCGATGGTGGCAAAGTTCCTTCCATACGTGGCTCCAAAACTCCAGTCAGTATCGTTCAATAATGATGAATCCAGAAACTTATCTGTGGAGGAATCTTTCATGCAGTTGGAAGAGAAATTTGAGAAACAAGAAACCACTATCAACATCAAAAATCTCAAAATTGTTAATAATAGCTAATTATAAAAAATGGGTAGCCCTCTCTAAATTTTCTTCAACTTTAGAGAAGACTACCCTTGACTTGGTTATCGAGCAAAAACGCTCTATTTTAACTTATATTGGGTCAATTTTAATCTGTATTAACACAAAATAGCTATTTTATGTCCCTGACTCGTTCAAAGTACTTCGTCTGGTTCTTGGTGATATTCTTCACCTTAATCTGTATCGTGCAGTTCTTAGGAACAGTATCATTTATGCTGGCCATGAGCTGCTCTATTATCTCATCTGTGTTCCGATAGCCCTTGCCATCCACATGAGCCACAACCTCACCCATAAAGTAAGCATCAGCAGACAACTCAAAGTTTTCCTCTACCTTATCGAATACAAGCAGATGATGTTCCTGCATTCGCCTGCTTGGATCATTGGTAAAGAAGACCTTCTCTACCACCTTCTCATTTAGTTCCCAAGCCCTAGAGAAATCTGGCTTCACATATCCGCTTGTTATCCTATGAGCTGTTGCATGATTCATAGCAAAGCCAATCTCTGCATAGTTGGCACCAATATCATTCTGGGCTACTGTGGCCCAAGTGTGCCGGAATGTATAAGGAGTATAAAAATTATCATCAGGCATACCTAAATAGTTCTTACAGATAGCTTTAATGAAATGTATCAAATTCGTATCCATAGAACGATTAGTGGAATACATTTTATGAAAAATAAATAAATAAGGGTCACTTTCCTCAGAAAAATATTTCTCCAAAGTTGGTAAAAGCATATCCGGAACTCTCATTTCTATATACGCTTTATCATAACGACGCGTACTTGTTTTCTTTCTCTCATAGTGCAAGATTCCATCATAATAGTCCACCTTTTTCATTTTCATGAGGTCAGCTACATTGATGCCAGCCAAGCACAATATCATCTTGCAAACATCCAGAGCCAACTGCTGCCGTGGATATTCAGGAGTAACGGCAAAAAACTTTCTACACTCCTCCAGTGTGATGGCACGCTTGTGTGGACCTGCTTTTTTCTCTATCTTTATCTTATTCCAAGGATTGAATTTTATTGGCATAAGACCTGCCTCCTCATCATTAAATTTCTTGATACCTTCCAAATAAATACGCTTAACCAAAGAAGGATAATAATTTCTGCTACTAGGCTTATTCTCCATGGTTTTCATCCATGCTGTCAGAAAACGTACAGTTAAGTGCGAAAACATTACCTTATCAGTACCAGCAAAGTTTTCCAAATGTTTCAAAGCACTTTCATAAATTTGGCGTGATGAAGGCTGCAAAGAAAGTGATTGAAGATAAGAACGAGCAAATTCAGAAAAACAAATATCCTGTGCAGAAGTCAAAAGGTAATCTCTAACCTTATAAACAGACCAGTCAGTTATATCAAGTCTGTTCAATTTGTCAACCCAGCCATTTATTTGGCTCATACAGGCTGCGAGCACGAATGAGTCCTTCACCTCTTTCGTGCCCTTAACCAATCCTTTGTCTGTTACAAACTTATCGGTCTTAACTACCAACTTTTGACGGTTATGCAGTATTCTAATGTAAACTGGATAATAACCATCAGAACGTTTCTTTGAAACTACCACTTTAAATGTTGCCATATTACCATATTTTTTTTGCAACTGTTTTGCAACATTACATTACACATGTCCTATTTAACGTGTCAAACGTAAAATTTTAGCACGAAGATAAGTGCTTATACATCAATACATTAGATATATATAGCTGATATTCAGATATTTATCAAAAACCATGATGTAAAATCACCGTTTTAATCATA